ATGATAAATGAGAAACTTCATGTGTTGTTTCATGATCTAACGGGCGCAATAGGAGGCATTAATACTTTGTCGCAGATATGCGCTGCATATATTACACAATTTAATCTTGAAAAACTAGAAGGGAAATTTAAAAACGAAATAACAAAGAACTTGAAGAATCTCTTGGCTTATCGCAAATCCGTTGGCGAAAAATTCAACCTCGTGATGGATACCTTGATTGAAATTGGCGAGCGAGACATCGCCGTAGCGCTGCAGAAGGATGTTTTGCAGGAAGTTGAAAAAATAAAGGACTTGGAAGCGGGAACCGACCTGCTATATAGCAGGCTTTTAAAAGATGATACCAAGGATAATTTATACTGTTTTTCTAAGGAGGTATCCGAATTTAAGACGGTATGCGATTCTATGATGAAAATCATAACAGACTGTAGGAATAAGCTTACCGTTTTAGGAAAATATTAGGGGAGGGGGCTTATATCTATGTTTACAAAAGGAAAAGATAGTAAAGACAGTAGTCGCACAATTGGTTGTCAAATAAGATTATGGCAAAATCACTATTAGATAATAAAAAGAAAAAACGGATAGGGTTGTTCCAGCTCTGGAACGAAATATTCATTGCTAGGAAGCTTGTTCGCGAGATAGAAGAAACAAAGCAAGAAATGGGGAAGAACTTCATGGCTCTTAAAGGACTTTCCGATCCTGTCGCGCGGTTGAAATGCTTGGAGGAAGCAGAAAAGGCTTTTAACAAAGGGAAGGCCTTGATGTATGAAATGAAAGACCGACAAGTGCGCCTCCCTAACTATAAGGGACAAGAAGATCCAGCCTTAGAGTCAGAGCTTGAAGACTGGGGTGCATATATTTCTGGGCTTCGAATAATAAACAAGATCGCGGTTGAAGGGTATCTTCATGGAGACGCAATCGAGAAGTGGTCAGAGCTTCTTACCTGGTTTGGTTTTGACAATCCAAAGGTCGCAATGTCATTTACAATGAGAAAGCTTTGGAAAATAATTATTATAAGAGATCCTATATGCCGTCAGCTAGATGACCTGCCGCCTCTTATAATAAAAAGGCAACATGCGATAAGAAGAATATTACAACAGATGGGAGGCAAGTTCTATTATAAGGCTTCGCCTTCCTTTGGCGGAACAATAGTAACAGTTATGATACCTACTAATGAGGGATAGGTTATAGTCTACGGAAATATTGTATGGAAAAGAAACCAAAAAAGTTTGTAAGTGCCGATGATCTTGAATGGCGCGAACTTAATCGCCGAGTAGGATCGTGTTCTAGGAAGGGCGATTGGCTGGGTGTAAGGTTGGCTTATGAAGACATGATTAAAATTTACAAACGTGAAAGCCAGGACTACTCGCATATAACAGAATCCATAGAAAAAATAAATCAGAAAGCAAAGGAAGAAGCTAAATTTAAGAATATAAGCTGTCTTGTTATGCTGTTTATCTTCTGGTTTATCGGTTATTTTCTTATCTGGAAACCTATAGCATATATGGCAAAATCCTCTTCAACCCCTAATAAGTCCGATACTTCACATCGTCATTAGCTGCAATAACGTCCGACTTAATTTTACAAGCCAAAATGGCATAGTTGTGATATAATCCGTATCCCTTGTTTTTCATCTATGCTCTGCCGCAATTATGCCTAAATTAAAGAGTGTTAGAAATGTAATCATTTTAGTCATGCTCGGCATCTGGACGCTGATTTTGGCGACGCCTTTTTCCGAAATCTTGGGTATTGTTCCGGACGGTTCAAGGGAAAGCGAGCAGGTCTTAGATGAGCTTATGTCGACGCCTTTCGACATAGCCGAGAAAACATTAAAAGAGTATTCCTGTGGGGTACAATTAAAATCTTCGCTTCAAAATACATGCGCTTTTTCGCAAACCCACAATTTCAATAACGAATCAATATCATGCAGCGCTGAATCGAAACCATTCCGCGAGAATTCAGTGTTTCGCGTCATGCCCAAGCTTTTTCAGTTATTCTCTGTTTACCGCTTTTGATTCTCTTCTTTTCAGAAACTCTCTAACCGTTAAGAAATTATTTTCTTTATCAATCCGTTAGTTTAATTTTAAGACGGCTCTTATAAAGAACCCTTTGTCCTTACTTACAGAGGGCTTGCCGTAATAAAACATAATCCCATTTTACATAGCGGAATCCTTTATTGATGAGAGGATTCCGTTTTTCTATCTGTATCGGTTCAGAAAGGAGCCTGTGGTATATGGAGAACTGTCTTTTTAAATATCGTAGATCCTGTTCTCCTTTCACCATACAGATTTCTTCAAAGTATCTGGCTCGTTCCTTGTACAAACCTCCGTGAAAAGATTCCCGATATGATTTCGATGTAAAGTGTTAACTCAAATGTTTGGCTCAAGGACCCTCTGATGCGAAAGGCGATTACCGCCGAGCTTGGCCGTTCGGGAATCTTTTCGAGGAGTGGGAAGTTGCGACAGCCAGAAGTCTTGTCGGCGAGTTCTGCGGCAAATGGAGCCTGTTAAAACGAGAAGGGTTTGAGGATTTATTACAAGAATGTCTCACGCACTGGTATTTCGCGAAAGACAAGTACGATCCAAAAGACAAAGCGTCAATGAAGACATTCATGCGGCGAGTCACAAGGAACAAGCTCGCTGACATTGTTAAAAGAATATACAGCGAGAAGAGAAAAGCCCTGCACGAAGCGGTCCCCCTCGATGAGTCCATTTTAACTGACAAGGAAGAAAGCGATCTTAGTGTCGAAAGCGACGCTTTGAAAAATATCTCATCCACCGATTTAAACGCATCCCTCCGAAAAGCATTTCAAAAATTATCCCCGAAACAAAAGAAACTCTGCAAGCTTCTTTACGAAGAAGGCCTGAATATCAACGAGGCGAGCAAGTATTTTAAGACGCATCGAAGGACTGTCTACAAAGAAGTCGCTCGTATTCGGGAAATCTTCGAAAAAGAAGGCCTCAGGGATTACCTCAAATAATTTATTTTCAAAAAATCGGGCACAAATTCCAAAGGGTGTCGTATATGTATGATGGAGGCAAAATAGCAATGGCTTGTGCTCTAAAATTCAAGTTCAAAAAAGGCATCACCAAAAAACTGATCGAAAGTCAAATTGCGATCGCTGTTGTCACGGCTGAGTGCATGTTCGGCCAGGCGAAGGTTCGTCTTAACGCGGGCTATGTCGTATCGAAGAACAGGGCCGTGATCGATGTATCGAATAAGGTGGGCGAGTACATCGCGCAAGTTTTTACCGGGCTTATAACGCGCCAGATCGGCGAAGATAAATTTACCGTTGATAGAGTGAAGACTAAGGGTTGAGTTATGAAAGTCATAAAGAGCTTGAAAAAAGTCTACAAGAACATGCACCCCTATTACCGCAGCAGGATGTTGAGAGCCAACTGTAAAATTCCTAAAAGAAAGAGCAAAAAGAATGTATGAAATTCCTATCACTTTGTTCCGGTTGCGGAGGCATGGATCTCGGTATAGAAAAGGCGGGCTTTAGATGCGTGGGCCAAGTAGAAATAATGCCGTATGCTTTAAAAGTCTTGAAGAAGAACTGGCCAAGCGTTCCAAAACATACGGACGTCTTGACCTTATTGCGTTCGGCTTCCCTTGTCAGGATATATCGAACGCGAACCCGAAAGGAAAGGGTCTTAAGGGCGAGAAGAGCAATATCTTCTTCGAGTGTATGCGTGTTACGAGACTACTTGTGCCTACTTGGTTACTCATTGAAAACGTACCCCGACTCCTTTCAATTAACGAGGGCCGGGACTTTGCGCTTGTCCTCGAAAACCTTTCCAAAAGCGGGTACGGGTATTCATGGAGAGTTCTGGACAGTCAATACTTCGGAGTGGCCCAACGCCGCAAACGTCTCTTCATTGTCGGACGTTTTGGAGGAGCGTGTCCACCCGAAATATTATTTGAGCAGGCGTGCGGTCGCCGGCATGATCCAGCGCTCGAAGAAATGGGGCCGAGGGGGCTATGTATTTCTACTAAGTGCGGGGACGGGCAGGACCCGACGGCTGAGACGTTTATCGCTTCAACGATTCGAGTCAATCGTGACGGGCAGGGAAGCCCTTTCAACTTCGGGGGAGAGAATATCGTCGCGCATACGATCGGCGCGGGACAGCGAGGAAACGCTACCTTTATATGGCAAGACACTCATATTGCGCAAGCTAACTCCCACGGAAAAAGAAGCTCTGCAAGGGCTACCAAAGGATTGGACGCTCGCAGAGGAATCTTAATCGGTAATGCCGTAACTGTTCAGGTGGCAGAATGGATCGCAAAAAGGATCTATGACTACGAGAGAAAGAACGGGCTTATTAATGCAAGGGTTTCAGTATCTGGAGAATAACTTCTTTAACCTGTGTAAGACTCGCAATATTTATAAGATTTCGCAACTACTTCTTATCTATCTTCGAGGTCTTTATTATTATTTCGGGAAGCCCGCTTTTTACTGGAAGGATGAGCGCGTTATGCAGCATCTAGGCATATCAAAGAATACGTTAAGGGACGCCCGTAATATCTTAAGAGAACGCGGCGCTATCGACTTTCAAACATTCTTAGGCAGAGGCAGGGCCGTTAAGTATCTTATCCTAAAGACTGAGCTTGCTCCTGAATTAAAAGGGTCAAAAATTAACCCTTTTGTGGATAACTCGAGAAAAGGGTCAGAATTTGAACGAAAAGGGTCAGATATTGACCCTTTAGGTCGTGCTCAAAAGGGTCAGAATTTGACCCCCAAGATATAAGAGATATATATAACAGTAGAGTTATGGCTTGTGGATAAGTCTATGGTTGAAGCTCAAACATTAAAAGCGTCAGTAAGGTTATCCCCAGAGTGGGAAGCGAAACTCGATAAGCTCTACGATCTAGGCGTAAGGCGGTTAAAAAGAGCGAGAAAAACCTTTTTTAGGAAATCGGATATTATCGTAACCGCATGGGACGCTCGATTATATCAGATCATCGAAAACGAACGGCGCAAAGTCTCGGGTAAAAATAGTCTTTGGGACAGGAAGCTTCGTAACCTAGTCGCAGGATGGAATATCTGGTATTACCAACTCTTGGGACATCCGCCGGTTTTGGTTAAGACGATTTATCGAAAACATAGCGATTGGCAATCGAGATTTTCTTATATGCTTAGGCGTTATTATCAAGAGCATAAACAGTATGGATGGGATAGAAAGTTCGATACGCTGCGAAAATGCTGGGCTGATACTGGAAAACAAATCAAAGGAGGAATAGGTTTTATGGACAAGACTATGCCGAATGAAAGGATAGGAATAATCGAGTTAAGACAGATGCTTGTAAAGCAAGACCTTCGCTGCGCTCTGTCAGGAAGGGATCTTACTGCGTCCAACTGTTCTTTGGATCATATCGTGCCGCTGTCAAGAGGAGGCGTTCACACGAAAGAGAACGCACAACTCGTATGCGATGAGGTGAATAGAGCAAAGGGTATGATGACCGAGAGCGAGTTTATTGAGCTATGCCAAGATGTTATCAAATGGAAAAAATAAACAAGGGAGCGGGTCCTTACCGGCGCCCAGTGCGGGTCGGGCGAGGCGCGGCCTGTCAGTGATTACAGGACAAAAAAACCGTGTCCGTGTCCCGACTTTTGAGGACCCCCGAGATCTCGTCACAAAAGGGGCAAAGAACCGCAATTAGCTGTGAATAAATGGGTTATGTCGGTAATTTAAGGAGAAAAGGGAGTGGCTAAGGTTAAGATAAATCATGAAATCAGGGACATTTTACTTAAAGACTTGTCCCCGGCACCATATAATCCGCGCGATATCTCTAACGAGGCCTTGTCGGGCCTGCGGCACAGTCTCGAGAAGTTCGGTTACCTGGACCTTCTCGTAGTAAACAAGCGAACGATGCATATTGTCTCGGGCCACCAACGCTACAAGATTCTTAAAGACGAAGGCGTGGAGTCGGTGCCCGTGCTTCTTGTGGACGTTGATGAGCTCTTAGAGCAGGCGATGAACGTTACTCTGAACAATCAGGAGATATCGGGTATCTGGACGAGCATGCTCTTTCCGATACTGGAGCGCCTGAGGCGGGAAATGCCGGAGGACTACAGCAGTTTAAGGCTTAGGAACCTGCGGGACTCGGTATCCAAGCTCGAACCCGAGAACTTAGGCACAGGCAAGACGCTTCCCGATGATATCCCCGAACCGCCCGAACCTATTACTAAGCTAGGCGACCTGTGGATACTCGGAGAACACCGCCTTTTGTGCGGGGATTCGACAAAAGAGGAAGATGTCGCTCGTCTTATGAACGGCGAGAAGGCGGCTTTGTTCGCTACCGACCCTCCATATTGCGTGGACTACACAGGCGACAACCGCCCCGGCGCCGGCAAGGATTGGTCAAGCGTATATCACGAGATCGACATTCCCGATGCAAAGGTGTTTTTGAAGAGTTTTTTGCAGATAGGCCTGAAATTCATAAAAGAGCATACGGCTATCTACGTCTGGCATGCCTCTAAGCGAAAGAGCTTAATCGAGACTATCTGCGATGAGCTCGGCATCCTCATTCATCAGGAGATCATCTGGGTTAAGCCCTGCACGATCCTTACCTATTCGTTTTATTCTTGGAGGCACGAGCCGTGTTTACTCATGTGGGTTCGGGGCTTCAAACCGCCTTATAAGCCCGAAGACAAATCAATCGGCACCGTTTGGAGGATCGATCTTTTAAGAAGAGGCGATCCGACAACTCCCGACTACTACACCGATGTGTGGGAAGTCGACTGGGAAGGTAAGAAGCGCAACACCGGCCTTAAGCACCCCACCGTAAAACCGACCGAGGTATTCGCGATCCCCATGCGAGTTCATACCTCGGTTGGTGATATCTGCTATGAGCCGTTCTCGGGCTCGGGCAGTCAGATTATAGCGGGCGAGCGCGTTAACAGGCGCGTCTATGCAATGGAGATAGAGCCGGTGTTCTGCGACGTGGCGGTGAAACGTTGGGAAGACTTTACTGGAAGAAAGGCGGTCAAGACTTAGGTGGCGGAAGAAAGCAGCAATCTAATAAAGTTAGCCAGGAAGAAGCGGCATATTCATCTTGTCGAGAAACTCGGCAAAGGATCGCTCAGTCAAAAGGAAATGGACGAGCTCGCCGGTTACGAGAAAGAGGTCGAAGGGCAGGTGCCGGTCCTCGCTGACGGAACTGTGGATCTTGAGACGATCGCCATCTATCTTGAGAAGTCGGTTAAAAGCATCAGGCGTTATGTAGATGCAGGGATGCCTGCCGTAAAGAGCCCGGCAGGCGAGATATTGAGATTCAAGGTTTCGGATGCGTTCAAATGGTTTTATTCGCGCGAGGGCTATGACGACGGGTCAAGAACCAAGTGGGATATCGAGTACCGCAAGAATAAGGCCAAGCTCTCCGAGATCGAACTCAAAGAAAAAGAGCGTGAGCTCATTCCGTACGAAGAACACGTTACTATCTTAAAAAATCAGATTCGGGGCATAAAGGCGGGCTTCTTAAGGTTACCGAAATATATCGCGCCGAGGCTTTATCAGCAGGAGCCTAAGGTCATCTGCGAAATGCTCGATAATGAGCTTCGTTATGTAATAGGACAGTTTTCGGGGAGTTATCATGCCGCTCAAAGTAAGCAAAAAAATTCTTAAAACGGTAAAGCCGTATATCCGGGACGAATGGTCTTTGCCCGACAAAATATCGGTATCCGACTGGGCGGACCTGAACAGGAGATTAGACGTGAAGACTTCGGCCGAGCCGGGCCAGTGGAATACATCCAGGACGCCTTACTTAAAGGGCATCATGGATGCGTTCTCGGATCCTTTCGTGGAAGAGATAACCGTCATGTCGGCATCGCAGGTCGGTAAGACCGAAGCGATGTATAACATGCTCGGCTTCTTGATCGATCAGGACCCCGGGCCTACGCTCATGGTTCTTCCGAGGATAGACGACGCAAGGAGTATTTCGACGAACAGGGTTTTGCCGATGATACAATCAAGCCCTTGCCTTATGCGTTATATCCCGCAAAATTCGGACGAAATCACAAAGCTCGAGTATCATTTCGATCGCATGATCCTTTATTTCGCAGGATCCAACTCGCCGTCTGATCTCGCTTCACGGCCTATAAGATATTTGTTTTTAGATGAAGTCGACAAATATCCGAAATTCTCGGGCCGTGAAGCAGATCCGATAAAACTGGCATCCGAGAGGCAGAAGACCTTCTGGAATAAGAAGACCGTCAAAGTCTCGACTCCTACGACAAGAGACGGTTATATTTACCGTGAATACGAAAAATCGGACATGTCAAGATTTCACGTTCCTTGTCCTCATTGCGGTAAGCTACAGACCCTCGCATTTGGCCAGATTAAGTGGCCCAAGGAGGAGTCGGGCCCCGAGACCATAAAAAACGACAAGCTCGCATGGTACGAGTGTATCGAATGTAAGGGCAGGATCGATGATAATCAAAAATCGAGAATGATGCTTCAAGGCAAATGGATCCCCGAAGTTAAAACCCGCACCAAGCACAAGGGCTTTTGGATTAATTCGCTATATTCGCCGTGGCTTACTTGGAGCGATATAGCGGCCGAATTCTTAAGATCTAAGGATTACATAGAACTGCTCATGAACTTCGTCAACTCATGGCTTGCCGAGGTATGGGAAGAAAAGATCGAAGAGACGACAATCGATAAACTGCGCACCCTGGCGCGCGACTACGAGGAAGGATCGGTGCCGGATGATTGCCTGGTTCTTACGGCCGGGGTCGACGTTCAGAAGGATCACTTCTATTACGCCATAAGAGGGTGGGGTTATTATGAGGAGTCGTGGCTTGTCCGGGCCGGCCGGTGCGAATACTGGGACGATATAGTCGACATCATCTTTAAGACCGAATATAAGAGGTCGTCCTCGGAAGAAGCATTATCGGTCTATATGTCCTGTGTCGATTCGGGGTTTAAGACCGACGAAGTGTACAGATTCTGCCGTCATTGGGCCGACAAGACCAAGGCCGTGAAGGGGCAGGAGGAGATATCGGGCGGAAGGTTCTACCGCGCCACGAAGATTGATATAAACTCGCGAACCGGCTCCGTGATCCCCGGAGGCCTCGTTCTCTGGAATATCAACACCAACCAATATAAGGACAAGCTGAATCGTCTTATTACCTCAAAGGACCCTGTTAAGTGGCATATCTTCCGAAATCCAACGGACGAATATCTCAATCAAATGTCATCGGAGCATAAGATCCTGATTCGCAATAAGACTACGGGCAGGGCAAGAGAACTTTGGCAGAAAAAGAAAGAAGCGATCGCAAATCACTTTCTTGATGCGGAGGTTTACGCACTTGCCGCGGCCGATATCATAAGGGCCTTAAATATAAGAAAAGACGACTCTAAGAGAGTTTACAAAAAAGAAGCGGCGAATAAAGAATCATGGATCAGGCGAAGAGAAGGAACATGGTTATAGAATGGCTCGGTGGCTTGAGAGGCGAGAGGGATGGCTTAAAAATGTATCGCATGGCGATCGCCCCTCTAATAACGAAATCAAGAAGAGCGAAGACTACGGCGTTAAATATGTCCCTCTTAAGTGCCCTAAGTGCGGATCGAAAAAAGTCAGGTGTTACGCGACGTATCTTCCGACGAGATATCATACTTGTAAGAGTTGCGGGCATAAATTTAAGTCAATAGAAGAGGATTAAGTGAAAAATACCGATTTTTGTTTTGTAGTAACGACCTACTTGTTAATTTCAGGATTTATACTATTCTTAAGTTAAGAATAGTATAGAAACCGAGGGGGCGGCCACCTCTTCGGCATTATCCAGTAAAAACCCGATTCCTTAGCTAAGGGGGAATCGGGTTTTTTATTGGACAGGAGAAATCAGATGCCGGCACCGACAAAACAGGAAATGCTGGACGCAGTTGAAAACGCCATACACGCAAAGATGACGGGAGGCGCGGTTCAGTCTTACTCGATCTCCGGCCGCAACATCCAGTATTACAGTCTGGACGAGTTAAGGCGCCTGCGTGATCAGTTACGTCAGGAGATCGCGGCCGGTAAATCCGGCGGCACCACATACGCGAGGTTCGATAATCCGCAATGACCAAAGAAAAGACTTTTATAGAAAAGTTATCGGGCGCATTCGACAAGGCGATATCGGTCTTTTCGCCGAAGGCGGGATTCAGGCGAAGGATGTATCGCGAGGCGATTAAGCTCTCCGAATCATTCACCGCTTATAAGGGCGCTTCGAGGTCACGCTTAAGGTCGAACTGGCTTCCGGGTCACGGATCCGCGGACGAGGACCTCTTGCCCGAGTTGTCGGACATAAGAGAGCGATCACGCGATCTAAACCGTAACGACGCCCATGCTTCAGGGATAACCGGCACTATGACTGTCAATGTCGTGGGGTCGGGGATCCGGCCTCAGTCAAGGATCGATAAGGAAGCTATCGGAATTGAGGAGCCTGTTCAAAGTGCGTTTCAAAAGCAGGCCGAGAAATGTTTTAAGAGATGGATTCCTTTCGCGGACGCGGGCGAGCGCATGGACTTCTACGAGATGCAGAATCTTATAGACAGGCAGATCCTTGAAAACGGCGAAGCGATCATTATGCCGCTTATGCTGCCTGACAAAGACAGGCCTTATGCGCTTGCGCTCCAGGCGGTCGAATCAGACCGGCTTGATACGCCCCCGGAGCTAAGAGGCGATAAGTCGGTAAGGTCAGGCGTAAGGGTAGGAGAAAGAGGCGAGCCGCTATCGTATTTCATAAGGAAGTCTCACCCCGGCGATTACAGATTCACGAAAGGCGAAGACAGGACTTTTATCGAATACCCGGCCAAGAACGAATACGGCCGTAAGAATATCTTTCATCTCTATTACGTTCAGCGCTCGGGTCAAACAAGAGGGGTGCCGTTCTTCGCGCCCGTTCTCACGTATTTTAAGGACCTGTCGGAATACGCGGAAGCCGAGCTCGTGGCAGCCAGGATCGCAGCGTGTTTTTCGTTATTTATAACGAGTGAAGGATCAAGTGATATCAGTCTTAATTCAGGACTTGATCGAAACTCCGCGGGCCAACTGATAGAAGGCTTAGAACCGGGCATGATTAAGCACCTGCTCCCCGGCGAAGATATAACGAGCTTTAACCCGCAGCGCCCGGGGGCCACGTTCGAGCCGTTTGTGGAGCGTATCTTAAAAGCTATATCGGCGGCTTTAGGACTTCCGTACGAGCTCGTGGCCAAAGACTTCTCGAAGACGAACTACTCGAGCGCGCGGGCAGCGTTACTCGAGGCAAGACGCTATTTCAAGATGAGGCAGGAGTGGCTTGCCCGAAAACTCTGTCAGCCGGTCTGGGGAATGCTCTTGGAAGAGGCGTATCTAAAGGGCGAGCTTAAAGCGGATACCTTCTATGAGAAGAAAGAATACTGGACGGGCGCATCATGGATCGCTCCCGGGTGGGAGTGGGTGGATCCTTTGAAAGAAGCGCAGGCAGCGGAAGTCGGCTTAAAGAACGGCATTATCACTTATTCGGACCTTTACGCATCCGAGGGCAAGGACTGGGAAGAAAGTCTAGAGCAGAGAAAGCGCGAACAAGACAAAATCAAAGAATTAGGGTTGGAGGAGGTAATAAACAATGACACCAAAGCGAAAAACCAAACGGCGGGAGAAGTTCCGCAGGACACTCAGAATAACTAGCGGTACCGAGATGGCCATGCCGAAGGAAGTTGATGTTGAGATAGAAGAGCGAAAGGATGTCGAAAATGGCAAGTAAGGATATTTTGTTCAGGACTGATATCGCAAGGGGCGGTGCAAGGGTTGACCGTAAGACGGAAGTTATATCGGGTTTCGCGGTCGTAACGAAAGGCGTTACCAAAGACGAAAGGGGGGAGTTTGACGATGATGCATTAGACAAAGTGATTGAGCTCGGGAAAAAGTCGAAGATGGGAGTCAAATCGAGATTCGGGCATCCGAACATGTCGAATACGGCGCTCGGGACATTTTTGGGAAGGGTGAATAACTTTAAGAAAGACGGCGATATCGTTCGGGCCGATCTTCACATCGATCCTACGGCTCACAAGACGCCTGACGGTGACTTGGCCGATTATGTTATGAGCCTTGCCGAATCAGACCCGGAGGCATTCGGCTCGTCCATGGTCATTCACTGGGATGAAGAGTATCGCAGGGAAAAAGACGGGACGCTTTCAAAGGATAAAAACGGCAAGGACCTGCCGCCCCTTATCAGGGTCAAGAAGCTCAATTCCGTAGATATCGTGGACGATCCCGCGGCCAATGACGGGCTATTCGGTGTGCCGTTCTTCTCGGGCACAGTCAAGCCGTCGGCCGAGATGTCGGCTTTTCTGGACAGGTTCCTGGAAGAGCCTCTTGCGGTCGAGAAGATGATCTCGTTTTTGGAGAAGTACAGGGTTAACCGTGAATATAGAGAAAAAGCAGCACTAAAAGAAGGAGGAGGACAAATGTTGGAAGAATTGACAGTAGAGCAGTTGAAGAAAGAGAAACCCGATGTGTACAACTCAGTATTCGCGCTCGGGTCTGAGGAAGGCACGAAGAAGGGTTTTGAGGACGGAAAGACGAAGGAGCGCGAAAGGGCCGCATCTATTCTTAAGAAGTCGAAGGGCTTCAAGGATATGACGGACCTTGCGATCGATGCGGTCGAAAAGGGCCAGACCCTTGATCAGGCGACGATCGTTTTTCAGGACAAGCAACTGGAGGGCTTAAAGAAGGCCACGCCGGCAAGCCCCGGTCCTGACACGGAAGAGGGCAAGGATAAGGGGAAGACCCACCTTGAAAGGGCGCGGGCCTATAAGGCAGAGAACAAGTGCTCGATGACGGCGGCTTTGAAGGCCACCGCGGAGAAGAGGAAGTAGTTCAATCTTAAGAGAAGGGGGATAAGAGATGTCTCAGTTTAATATCGGATCAAAAGCTTTTACGGCGGGAGTGGTGCTCGAGCCTTACCGCAGGGTTAAGTTATCGACCGGGAGCGGATCTCAGGTCGAATACGCGGGCGCGGGCGAGGATTTTATCGGCTTTACCGCGGCCAAGGCGGATCAGGGTGCGTCCGTCTCGGTGGATTTGAGGACGAGCGGCAGGACCTTTAAGATGACGGCGGCCGGCATTATCGCGGCCGGAGGAGTTTTCTACGGGGCAGCTGACGGCAAGATCTCGGCCACCGTGTCGGGCTCTATACAGGGCAAGGTCCTCGAGGGCTCAGGCGCGGACGGGGAGATAGTCGAAGGGTTAACGGTCTAATAAAACGCAACGCATAAGAAAGGGAGGATAAGAGATGGGAGTTGATTATCAGGGTTCCAGAGCGGTACCGAGGTTAGAGCTCGGAGAAGCATCGCTGGAATACATCGAGCAACAGGACGAATTCATCGGGACGAGGGTTCTCCCGATATTCGAGACGAAGAAGAAGGCGAGTATATTCCCCGCCATCACTAGGGAAGTAATAACCCGGGAAGCTGACACGAGACGCGCCCCGCGCGGTAACTACAACCGTGACGGCATCCAGGCCAAGGACAGGCAGTACGCCTGCGAAGAGTTCGGCCTTGAAGGGCCGCTCGACGACTCGGAGCGATCGCTCTATGCGACCGATTTCGATGCGGAGCTTACCACCGTGCAGATCGTGACCCGCAGGGTCCTGCAGGGTCAAGAGAGGAGGATCGCGGCCAAGATCTTCAACACGACCACCTTTACAGGAAGCGCCCTGTACACGGATTATTCGGCGGCTCCGTGGGATAACATATCCTCGAAGGTCATAGGCCAGGTGAGAGCGGCCAGGGAAAAGGTGAGGCAGAATACGGGTATCGATCCGCAGGCCCTTATCTGCTCCAAGGCCAATATCGACAGGCTCCTAGACAATACGGACATCAAGGACGCGATTAAGTATGTAGCCCGGCTTACCGAAGCCGAGATACTTAACGCATTGGCCGATATCCTCGGGATAAAGCAGATACTGGTCGGTAAAGGTATCTATAACTCGGCCAAGGAAGGCAAGGTCTTCGCATCGGCCGACATCTGGAACGACGATTACGCGATGCTCGCCGTGATCGACGCAAGCCAGAGACTGTCGAGCCCGTCCTTGGGAAGGACCTTCCTCTGGACGTTAGACTCGCCGGATAACGCGACCGTCGAGCAGTACCGGGACGACGCGGCAAGGAGCGATATATTCAGGGTTCGTCAGCACGTTGACGAGCACATAATCGATCCTTATTTCGCGCATCTTCTGAAAGTAGACGCTTAAAAGGGGAGCGTAACGGATGCCGGGGGCGGTTTATTTTGACCGCTCCCGGATATCCAAAAGGCAAGTATGTCATTAAAGCAGGGTTTAAGCCAGGACATCATAAATTGTTTCTTAAATACGGACGAGTTCGCCGAAGCGATTATCTATACTCCGAAAGGCGGATCCGCGAAAGAAATCAAGGCCATCGTAAATCGAAAGAGGATCGAGCCGGCTAACGAGGATTCAAACCGTTCTCTTTATAAAGAAGTCGAGATTATTATCGCAAATGATCCTACGCACGGGGTATCGTCTATCAACAAAGGTCAGGATGAAGTAAGTCTGCCCGAGGTCATGGGCGGGCCCGCCATATCATGGGTCGTTGTCGATATTGTAAATCAGGATGACGGAGCATGGCAGTTGCTCCTGCAGAAATAAACGTATGAACGAACTCACAGTCGAGATAAACACAAAGAATTTGGAAGCGGCGCTCCGGTTGTTTCCGAAAGAGCTTAAGTACGAGATAGCCGATGGCATGGATCATATCTCGAAGAGGTTTCTTGTCCGTTTCAGGCAAACCCGTCTTCAGGGACCTCCCGGGGTAAAAGGTCGTCCTCACGGAATATTTACATATTTTAAGAGGGTATGTCTTGTCTCGCAGGATATCGAAGGAATGGGCATGGTCATATATTCGGAGTCAAAGATTGCGCGCCTGCACGAAGAAGGCGGGGTCGTCACGAATCCGGGAGGAAGAAATCTCGCCGTGCCTCTATCGAGAAGAACCGAGATGTTTGTCGGGGGCGAATACCCGGGCAGGTTAAAGGCGCGGTATAAAGAGCCCTCTCTTATAAGAGGTATAAAGCCGATCCTCTTAAACGGAAAATGGTATCTCGCGCGGGTCTTGAAGAAATTAAGGACGCCCCTGTTTATATTGAAGAATCAGATCCGCGTTAAGCCGAGGCTCGGCTTTTATGGAACGTGGGACAGCATGCAAAACGAGCGCATAGAGATTCTTAATAAGTCGATCGAAAAGGCGTTAAGGACGATATGACAGTTAGAGAAAGCATACTCGAAAACATCAAATCAACTCTCGAAACAATCCGAATCGCAAACGGTTACGCAAACGATATCGCGAGCGTCCAGCGGTGGCTTCAAAAAGGCAATGTCTTCAGATCGGTTCCCTGCATAATCATTAACGCCGGGCCCGAAGAGATAGAGCAAACCCCGAACCCGCTTGTCACCTGCAGATTCACCGTATATCTCGACGTTTTTATAAGACAGGAAGAGACGGACACCGTATCAACCGATGCGTTACTCAATAGTCTTTTAGGCGATATCGAAAAGGCTTTGATGGTCGATTACAAAAGAGGCGGGTTTGCCGAGAATACCAATGTCAAAAGCAACATGACGTTCGAGGCTGTCGAGGGCCAGCCGAACGCAGGCATCGTCGTGGAGCTTGAAATTATCTATCAGCACCTTATAACCAACCCGGAAGTCGCGGGGTAAAAAGGAGGATTACCGATGTTAAGTGTTAAAAGACAGATTGCAGCGAAAATAGAGGCCTCGGAAGGAGTTGCGGAAACATTGGTGGCCGCAGACGCGAAGATCCTGGCGTTCGATCCGAAAGTAAGTTTCGAGCCGGAGAGACTCGATCAAACGGCATCGCCTTCGTCATTATCGAAGCGGGCGAAACTTACGGGCAGGATCCCCGCTAATTTCGCTTACGCTATTAACTTAAGAGGCTCAGGTACGCTCGGGACGGCGCCCGAATGGGCGAAACTCTTAAGGTCCTGCGGGGTTCTAGAGTCAGCTCTAAAGTCGATCACGATAGGAGCCATAACCGGCGGTCCTTTTCAGCACGGAGAGCAGGTAACGGGGGGCACCTCTGGCGGTAAAGGAAGAGTCGTCATTGAGACCGCGACCGGCACCACGATTCTTTATTATGTCGTGGTAAGCGGTGTAATCCAAACAGGCGAGGTTCTTACAGGTTCTATTTCGGCTGCTACAGCAACGACAGGATCGGCTCCGCAGGCAGCGGGACTTGAATATAAGCTCACATGCGACGAGCTTCTCGTTCCGTCATTAACGATGGCCTCTTATGAGGACGGCGTAATGAAGAAACTTCGAGGCGCGAGAGGAAACGCTGTCTTTAACTTCAAGGCCGGAGAACCCTGCAAGATTAACTTTACGCACAAGGGCGTTAAGGAATCCGTATCGGATGCCGCGATGCTTTCGATCACGCAGGAGCAGACGAAAGGGCCGATATTCCAGAACGCATCGCTTGTAATAGGCGCCTATGCGGCGAGGATCGGCGAACTTACTCTAGACATCGGAAACAAGATGTCGGAGGACGACGACGCCAACGCGGTGCTTGGCATCAGGTGTTTTTCGATAGGAGACAGGGAGCCTGTCGGGACGATGAATCCGAGGATGGTTTTGGGATCGGTAAACGACTTTTTCGGTCACTGGTTTTCGGATACCGAGAAGAAGCTCGATTTTACGATAGGATCCGTCGCCGGCAACAAGTTCAGGTTCTATATGCCTAAGATCCAGTATGACAAGATCGAGGATGAGACGCGCGACGGCATAGCGCTCGCCAATATCTCGTTTACGCTTAATCAGAACCTGGAGTCGGGCGACGATGAGCTGACAATACTCGCATTATAAAAGAGGAGGAAATAAGACCATGATTACGGGAATAAACATTTACGAGACGCGGGCCTACAAGTCAAAGCTGGACCCGGACAAGAATAATCCCACCGTTTTTCACATAGGCATGCTCGATCCGTTCCTAAGGGCTCATATCGATGATGAGGTGACGAGCCTTGAAGTGAGCTCCAAAAACCCTGACGACAAGGCAAAGGCCAATATCTGCGCCTCTAAAAGGAATCTCCTTGCGGTAAGGTTCGGTCTTAAGGGGTTAGAGAACTTCCTTGACCCGAGGACAAAAGAGCCGGTTAAGTTCGACACCATATCGATATCGGTAAACGGCAAGAACTATAACGGTGTGTCCGAACCGATTCTCGCCATGCTCGGCAAGCTCCTTATGGACGAGCTCGCCGAGGTAATTCTAAAAGAGAACGCAATCAGTGAGGAAGAGCGAAAAAACTGATATTGGCGGTCTGGCTTACGAAACTCAAGCTAGACTGCCGGGCCTGCTCCGATCCCGAAAAAATCGAGCGAGGATGCGAGAAAGATTCGCCCATACAGGGCGCGTGGAAATTGGGCGACTGGGAATTTGAAAGATGTCCTTTAAAGATCGTAACGAGGGAAAGCTTAGACTACGTCCGGGCCTATATATTTTTTCAAAACGGATATCTTCCGCACGCGGGCGGGTGGACGGATCAGTCGGCAAAGTTTATAGACGCGGTGGAAATCATAGAGAACGAGATTTCAAAAATCAGGGAAGAGGCTGAAAAGAATGCCCACTAACAGAGAACTCGAAATCATAATGAAGTTAAAAGACGAAGTGTCGAAGAAACTCCAGGGTGTTGAAGGGGCCTTCATGAGATTTGGCAACGGCATGGTGGCATTCTCCGGCAAAATGCGGGAGGTGGCAGGATCTATAAAGCAGGTTTCGCGGAACATGGTACTTATAGGGGGCATTATAACGGGAGGGTTCGCAGTTGCCATAAAGACGGCCTCGCAGTATTCGGGCGACGTCGACCGGGCCGTTAAGAGCATGAATTTAAGTTTTATAAGGCTTCAGGTTTCAATCGCTTCTGCCGTTGTGCCGGTCTTAAACGCTCTGGCCAACATAGTCTCGAATCTTGTCGGGTGGTTTAACTCGCTTGATAAGAATACGAGAAATTTTGTCCTTCAGGCGGTCTTTGCGACAGGAATTATCCTCACCCTGGCCGGAGGCTTCGGAAGGATGCTCGCAAGTCTCATTCAGATTATAGCCGTGCTCCCTTTAGCCGCCGGAAACCTCTTAAGATTCGTCGCCATGCATCCTTATGTCTTGGGTATTGTGGCGGGCCTCGCGGCCATGGCCGGCATATTGGCTGTTCTTATTATCTTCTGGGACAGGCTTCGAGGGATCGTTCAGCCGTTCATAACGACCTTGGAGATAGCGCTTAACGCTATATTTTCGCTGGCAAATCTCATCTCTTCGAGTATATGGGCGTTATTCGAGGTGATCCTCAATGCTATTTCATGGACGCTTGATAAGATTAATAAACTGCCGCTTCCTAAGAAGTGGCACGACGCACTTAATGACGCAAAGAACGCGGTCAGCGGTTTTTCGGCCGAGATCGATAAAGTAAGGCTCGACAGCCTCGAGATGGCATTGGCTCACCTGGAGCTTGCCTGGGACGGATTCACAAAAGGGACCTCGGCAGCCGGCGATGAGCTGGACAAACTTCACGCGGCATTTAAAAACATGAAATTAGGATTTAAGGATATATGGAAGGATTTGACGAAGACCCCGCCTATTGAGGGTATATCAAAGTGGGCGAGTCTTGTTGAGCAGACCGTAAAGCGTCTTGCCGACGCCATGTCGCAGTCGCTCGGTAACTTCTTCTATAACGTCCTTACGCAACAGATAACGAGCGCCAAAGACGCATTTATCGAGTTCGGCAATTCAGTCTTAAGGATCCTTACGGATGTTCTCGCGCGCCTGATCCTCGAAATTACTCTCGCTCAAACTATCCGTCAGCTTACGGGGATCGCTTCTTTCTCATTCTTTCATAAGGGCGGGGTGGTAAGAAGGGCCCATGCGGGGTTTTTGGCGAGCGATGAGGTTCCGATCATAGCGCAGGCGGGCGAGGGCGTAATAACTAAAAAGGGAGTCAGGGCCTTGGGCGGTCCTGAGGGTCTTTCAAGACTTAACAGGGGCGAGGCGCCCGGATCAAGTGCCCTTACTATAAACCCGACTGTTGTTATACAGGCCTTTGACGCCCAGTCGGGCGCAGATTATGTTGTCAAGAATAAGGACAGGATCGGCCAGGCGGTCGTGGAAGGGATATTAAAAAATAAAGTGATGCTTCGGAAAACAATCAGTAAATACTGCACATAAAATTTATGGAAATATTCGACGAAAAACCCGGCTTTGTTTATTTGGAAGATATCGAGTATTCGACGCTCATAAACGAGGCCGAATCAGGTAAAGAGAAACGCCGTAATAAATGGCCGGAGGGTTGCGCCAAGAGGACCTTCAAGCTTACCTATAAGACGATAACACAGACGCGTTACAGTTCAATCCTGCAGTTCTTTAACGATCGATCCGGCATGAAAGAGGCCTTTTACTGGGAGAACTTTAATGAAAGCCCCATATCAAAGATTTATCCGTCGGGTATAGTTGTCGATCCCGATTACCAAGGCCAGGACACGACCAATTTAAGGAATTATCCGATTATCCAATACAGCGAAACTATCTATGACGATGCGGTCGCGCTTACGCGCGGGGTGCATTATTCGATCGTAGACCTGACAGGCGAGATAACGTGGCTTATAAAACCGTCTAACGGATCCGTGATAACGGCGGACTACCGTTTTTACAGAGTTGTGAGGTTTGATAACGACAAGTTGTCGCCGGAGAGAATAGCGTTCGAGAAGTATAACTTAGAGCTTTTATTAAAAGAGATTGAGCCGAGGATGTAATGACTAGACCCCTGTCGCCTAATACCATTACGGAAAAGAATAAACCCGAGTCGGAAGATATTTTGAGCTTCGTAGATATCTTCCTGGAAGGCGAGACATTACATTTCGTGAATAACGCTGTAAACCTCAACTTCTTCGACCTCGATGGAAATCCCGCACTCTATCAGGGACTTAAGATGACGCGCGAGAAGAAAGAGGACTCGATGGATATGGAGATACAGACCGTGTCTGCAGGATTAGATAACGTCGATCGTGGTATGTCCAGTTACATCGCATCGAAAGATTTCAGGGATCGCCGTATCGTGATACGGGCCTGTTTTCGTAATCTCATATCGGACGGCGCTAACGCATGGAAGGTATTTGACGGGTTTATAGATAAGCCGAATATCTCGGAACATGATTTTACGATCGAGCTTGTACCGCGCCTCGGCCGGGGGACGCTTAACTCGAAGATAGGCGTAAAACAGCAACTTCCCTGCAGGCTTCCTTTCGCAGGCGCAAAGTGCGCTTACGGCAAGGATCCGGAGGTCCTTAAAGACGAAAAGACAGCCCAGATCGTAGATTCGGGGACAACCGGCTACATTGTCGACAGCGCCCGGATCGAAGCGGACGATTACTGGAACTTCGGGTTTGTGACGTTCGCTCTCGATACATTGACCGTTGCGTTAAGGGGTATTACTCGCATGATAAACGACTTTGTATCGGCCGAATGTAAGATTCATTTTAAGATTGCGCTTCATATCGCACCCCAGGCCGGCGATACATACAAGATAGAGCGCGGATGCGACCTTACGCTCGATAGTTGTCAGAATAAGTTTAATAACGACGTAAATTACGGGGGCATTCATACTCTGCCGGCAACGATGGTGAGGACATGACGAAATTATCAGTACCGCAAAAATATATCGGCATACCTTTCAAAGAGAACGGAGACAGCTTTGACGGGGCCGATTGTCTTAATCTCGCGAAACTCTACGCCGAAAACGAACTCGGCGTAAAGGTTACGAGGATGCCGGCAGATATAAATGAGGCTCAAGATAAGCGCACAAAGTATTTAAGTCTTTTAGAAGAAATCCCTCTATCCGATATTATCCCCGGGGACGTCCTGTTTTTCTCATTTAAGGACAGATGGCATTGCGGAATGTATGTCGGGTATAACAAGGTCCTTCATACGATAAGGCCCCTGTTTTCAGGCAGAAAATCCCGTAGCATGATATCGCCTATAAGGGACGAGTGGCGAAGGTCCTACATAGGTGCAATAAGGACTAAGGGAAAGACGGAAGTGACTGTGCCGGATGCGGGCGATCTGGGAGTCGTGGCCATCGTGATCGCAATTATAGGCACGATATATTCGGTCTACACGGCAATAACGGCTCCCAAGCCCAATTTTGGCAATGACCTTGCAAGCCCTAAATACGGCACGAAGTATGGTTTTGACGCTATATCGAACACCATATCGAACGAGCTCATATATCCGCTTCCTTTCGGCCGTAATAAATACGGCGGTAACATTATCTGGAACAAGAAAGACGGCGATAATATCCACATGTTTCTGCTTCTCGGTATCGGGAAGATTAACTCGATATCGGATGTCAGAGTCAACGACATCCCCATAGAGGAGCTTCCCGGGTGCTCTTATACGGCGTATTTGGGTACGCCCGATCAGGTTGTCGATCCCAGGGCCGGCGGAGAGGTCAAGGGGCTTCGTAATATAGCATACTTGGCCGTGACCTTGGTGCCGTCCGAAAAACTCCCTGGAGGAGATCCGACCGTAACCTGCATTTACGAGGGTTTTCTCATGAAGACCTGGACTGGATCCATTTGGACAGGTGAGAACTATTCCCGAAATCCCGCGGCCTGCTTAAGAAAACTCTTAATAATTCCTCGAGAAGACGGCGGGGCCGGTGTGAGCGAATCAGAGCTCGACGACGCATCGTTCGGCGAGTGCTACGACAGGTGCAAGATTCTATTAGATGATGGAGACGAGGGTTTGAGTGAGCGTCATTTATTCGACTTCGTGTTCGATGCCGAGAGACCGATCCATGACGCTATTATGGAAATTCTGCAACCCTACGGCATGTACCTGGTAGTGGGCGAAAAGATAAGTCTTAAGATGTTAAAGCCGGACGATTCCGTCTATGACTTCGACATGGACAATATCAAAGAGGGTTCTTTTAAGTATTATTACGCCTCGAAGAACGACTCGCTTAATGACGTAACCGTTAAATACGGGGATCCCGAGCAGAACGATGTCGCGATAGACGCAAAATCCGTCGACCTATACGACCAGATTAAGACCGGGGCCGTTCGTAAGGGCGAGTATATGTTTTTAGGCCTGTCGAGATTTGCCGAGGCCTCGCGCAGGGCCGAGTTCATAAAGAATGAGACGAACGTAAACATAATATTCGCCGAATTTGATATGGATATAGACGCACTTCATTGCGCGGTCGGGGATGTCGTAACCGTAAGCCACGATCTTACCGGCTGGAACAGAAAACCTTTCCGTATCATAAAGATAACCGAGGAAAGCGATTTTACCCGCCATGCCGTATTAAAAGAGGAGAACTCCTCGATATATAACGATGCTTTCGGATCCGTTATAGCATCGCTTGATTACGGATCGCCTCCGAATCCTTACAGGCCTGTCTCGGACGTTACGGGCCTTGTTACCCAGGAGAGCGCCTATTATCTGCATAAGGACGGCACGGTGGGAACAGATATCGTCATATCGTGGAACGCACCGGCCGATGCCTCGAAGCAGTTCTTAAAATATTATCAGATTGAACTAAAAAAAGGATCGGCGGGCTACAAAACGATAGGCTTTACCTCCGGCAGTAACTTTACGATTTACAGCGTGGAAGCTGAGATCACCTATAACGTCAGAATTAAAACAGTTTCGATTAATGATGTCTTGTCGGACGGCGTTGTCTCAAGTCCTCTTACGGTCCTCGGAAAACTTGCCGCACCTTCCAATGTGACCGGCTTTGAAGCATATCAGGAAGGCAACCTTTTAAAGTTCAGTTGGAACGCCATTCCCGATGCGGACCTTGCGCGCTACGTCATAAAGAAAGGATCGGAATGGGGAACGGGCCAGACGATAGCCGAGCTTATCGATACGACCGAATTCATGTATCCGGTAGGAGAGACCGGCGTTGTCACGTTTATGATTAAGGCCGTCGATACTTCAGGCAATGAATCAGCGGCCCCGGGGATCGATACCATAACGATCGTGCCGCCTCCCGAGATGAATTTCATTAACACGTTCGATCCATGGAGCGTTAACCACGAATATAAATTATCGAACCTTGAACTCGTAAAACGAAGCGACTACAGCCCTGATTATGTCAGGAGCGTATTTGCGCTCATGACAAGCGTAACGTGGGAGGATAGAGAGGCCGAGGCAAAGACTTGGGAACAGCAGGAATCTGACTTGGGCCTTATATTAGACGAGCCGGTTAAGTCCTCGGGTTATTACGAGATGGTCACGCCCTTGGACCTTGAGACGATATTTGAGTTTAAGATATTTACGGATGTCCTTTATAAGAACGTATCCGGAGGAACTCTCGCCGTACAGATTTCAATAAGCGAAGACGGTGTTAATTACTCGAGCTTTACCGCCATAAACGCGAATGCCACTTACCGCGCAAGATACCTAAAGTTTAAATTTACTCTTTCCGCGACCGATACCAATAAGAATGTCTATTTTTACGCCTGTTCTATTTTCGTGAACGCTCCATCCATAAGAGTAGCGTGGGCCAGAGACGTGGCTATTCCCGTGGGAGGCAAGACCGTGATATTCGGAGTGGGGCTCAGTTTTCCGCCGAGAGTCAATACGGCGATTATTAACGGCATAAAAGGAATAGTCGTAATAAGCAATAAAACAAAGGATCAGATGGATGTCAGGGTGTATGACCTTACGGGTTCCGCGATAGGCACCGCAGAGATCGACTGGGAGGCGAGAGGCTATTAAATGGAAGGATATTGCATGACGTGCCAAAAGATTATGACGATGAAAGACGTCCGGGCCAAGACCTTGAAGAATAAAGATAAGATCTACGAGGGCAAGTGCGAAACTTGCGGCACCGCAATTTATAAGAAGCGAGGTAACTAATGGAAAGACATTATTTCGACGAGAACCAACCGCAAGGATCCATGTCGCTCATGAATCTGCGAAATTCATTAAGAGCGCTCTTCCAGGGCGATATTATGCCGCTTCGGCCGAGAGCAAGCTTTGTCCTGGACGATATGGAATACCCTACCGATTCGCAGGCTCAAAGCGTTTGGTCGGGAGCCGGATGCACGGTTACCCATTCATCGACCAAACAAGAGGGAAACTTCGCCCTGCAGGTTGTGATCGACGCGACGACCAACAGGCAGGTTACGAAGATAAAGTCACTCGATCTCTCGGCTTTTAAAGAGATCCTTGTGTGGGAGAGGTGCTCGGGCGCGTCTCAGGCATTCAGGTTCTTTTTAGAGGATGCATCGGGCCATGTGAGCTACTGGCTTCTTACGAGCCACGCTACGGCCGGTACATGGAAGCAGGATATTTTAAATCTCGCGGCACCTGATGGGAACAACGGAACACCTGCCGTTTTATCGAACATCACGGATTATGGATTTTATCAACTCCCGGCAAGTCAGACCTTTATATTCGATACGATCAAAGCACGTTGCGGGATGAGTGTGGCGATAGATTCCTGCGAGATAGGAAGTTTCTATAAGCAGGCGTATATCGGGGGCCAGCCGATATCGATGACCGCAAAAGCATCGCCTGCCATTACGGCGCCCGCGGCAAACCCGAGGATCGATATCCTCGTGGTCAATTCGGCCGGGACCTTGGCATGGATCGCGGGTGCGGAGGCAGCGAATCCGGTTCCTAACTGGGCCGGTATTCCGTCAGCTCGTATTCCGATATGCCTTGTCTATTGCAAGACCACCATGGCGAAGGTAGTTGACTATGAGGATAAAGACGCGAATCCAAACGAAGGCTTTATATACAGCGATATAAGGCCTCTTTACTGGGCTGCGGTGAGTAACTTATCGGCCTTATCGGATGTCTCGATATCGGGCCTGGCCAATAACCATGTGCTTCGGTATAACTCAACGTCGGGCAAGTGGGAGAATAAAACCCCGCGGGCCGTTTACGCTTAAAAGGTGAAAGATGGGCAATTACGTTTCAGGAGCACCGAAGGATTCAGGCGGTAATCCGATCCCAGTTACCTGGACGGATGATCCGCTCGAGCAGGATACGACAGAGACCAAGAAACAGCACCTCGTCGAGATGAGGGCGGCCCTGCAGGCCTTGGACGGCCACTATCACGTCTTTAATGGGAACAACTCGCAAAGCGAGCTCCCGGACGTAGCCGTGTCGTGGCTTGTGCCGAGCGCGAATATCGTAATCGATGAGACGTTTGTCGCGGCACAGCACATAAACGAGATAATAGGTTTTATAAAGAACTTTGTCGGGCATTACCATTACGTTCCGGGATACGGTGTAAACTCGACAACTTATTCGCCGAGCTTCAGTTTTGAGGACGATCCTGTCGGTGCCGATGTTACCTGGATCAAGGCAAGCGCCCACGAGGAGCTGAGGACGCATTTGGAAAGTCTGGCGGGTCATACGCATTCTGTATGCTGCGAGTGCGAATGCACCTGTACTTGTACCTGCGAGTGCACATGCGCGTGTACCTGCACCTGCGAATGCCGGTGCGACGGGGAGATGTAAAGATGAACTCTTGTTATTTAATGATGACGAACCGCTGCAATATGAACTGCTCTTACTGTTACGAGAGGAAGTTTTTCAGGGGCAATCTGAAAGACATATCCGAAGAGACGGCAAAACAGGCGGTCGACTTCTTGGTCGCTAGTCATAAGCCGGGCAATAAGGCACGTCCTAATGAGGATATCAATATCTGTTATTTCGGGGGAGAACCTACATTAAACTGGGAGGTTCTTAAAAAGAACATCGTATATGTGCGCTCGATCGAAAAAGAAAAGAAGTTAAAGTTCGGCTTGTATCTTTTAACGAACGCAAAAGAGTTGCCTAAGGACGAGAAGGAGTTCTTTGGGGTCCTTCGAGATAACGGCGTAAAGATGCAGGTGTCCTTGGACGGCTGCAAGGAAGCCCATGACTCGACAAGAGGTCATTTCGACGTGATCGTAAAGAATACTCGAAAGATAATCGAAAATCTTAATCGGCACATAATCGTGAGGATGACCGTTACGCCGGCTAATATCAGGCACGCTTATTCAAGCTTCAGAGCCATGGCGGAGCTCTCATGCACGGTCAACATGGTGCCGATCGTAGAGGAAGAGTGGACTAGTGATGCGATCGCCATAGCCAAGGAAGAATTCAAAAAGATTATGAATTACTATCAGAAGCTCTCGCGCATTAAGCCGGTAAAGTTTAACGTGGCCGAGAACTGTATTGACGGAGGATTCAGGCATTGTCAGACAGGAGCTTCCATGGTTTCGATTACCGTGGACGGCATCGTATATCCGTGTCACAGATTTCAGTTTCACCCCCAGCCGGAGAAAAACTGGAAGATGGGGGATGTGTTTAAAGGCGTGGAGCGATATCCGAATTTTAACGGCATATTCGCGAAGTGTTATTCGTGCGAGACCAATATCTGCCACCCATGTCCGTCCGCTTTTATCTTAAAGAACAGCGGCCGGGCCCCGGACTATTACTGCAAATGGAATAAGGAGATCGAGGAGCTCGTAAGACCGCAGGCCTCGGAGGTAAGAAGCTATAACGAAAAAGAAGTCTACACGAAGAAACTCGATCTCATATTGGAAGGGTTGGGAGAAATACAGAAGTGCGTAAAAAAATCTTAATAGTAAATCCTCCTGTCTTTACGCCGAAGCCGTGGAATAGCGTGGAAAATGGCTCCATGGGGCCTTATGTCTTGGCTTCGTATTTGAGAGCCAACGGCGAGGAGGTTGCGCTGTTCGATTTTCTTACGGGAAGGAGGGGACTTGACGGATGGGAAGATGTAAAGGTGGAAAGGGTCGCAAGGGCCGGTAATTACCTGGAGGAGCACCTTCAGAAGCGAATATATTATGCCGGCGCAAGTGAAAGGCACTATATCGATTACCTTAAGGCCTACAAGCCGGATGAGGTATGGGTGTCGTGCCTTTTCACTTTCTACTGGGAAGGGGTCAAGTTTGTCTACGATGCCACAAGAGACTTTAACCCTTTAATCAAAATAAAACTGGGCGGTAACTATCCGACGCTTTGCCCGAGTCATGCGAGAGAGAACTTTCCGTGCGCGGATATAGTGGTTTCGGATCCGTGCGATATGAAGAGGTTTCAGAATATCGATATCGGGTTATACAGGGCTATCCCGCGGATGTTTCCGATACTTACCTCCGTGGGGTGTCCTTTCTCATGCGCATGGTGCGCGGTGCCTAAGCTTGAAGGCAGTACCATGAAGTTTAAAGATTCTTATGATGTGGTTTCGGATATCGAGGAAAAGTACCATTACGGCATCAAGTCCTTCAGATTCATCGATTCTCACCTCCTGGCCGACTACGAGACGCATTTTAAGATAATCCTGGAAGAGCTTATAAAGAAGCCGTGGCGGGCCGAGCTTCATTCTTACGGAGGGCTTAATCCTCTTTATATAACGCAAGGCATACTCGAGCTCATGGCCGAGGCGGGATTTGTCAGGATCCAGCTTCCTATCGAGACGATCAATGAAAATATACTGGAAAACAATAAGAGGGCCGTTTCGGCGATGAGGTGGGCGCTTGCAGTATGGAAACTTCGCAGGATTAAGAATTTTGAGATTACAAGCTATGTCTTATGCGGTATCCCGGGCCAGACTATTAAGGATATTTATAGGACGATCAATTTTGTAGAGGATCACGGCGTTACACCTGTGCCGTTATTTTTTACGCCTATACCCGGAACCCGATATGAGGACACAAGGCCTCTCGAGGACCTGCATCCGTACCTATTTCCTTACGCGTCAGGCGAGATGCCGGCTTCGGAACTTGAAAGAATACAGTCGAATTACTATACCGGGGGTATTCATGTTTCGGAAGCGATAACGGGGCCCAAGACCGTCTACGAGTCAGGGCCCGCGGTAAAGGTGGCAAGATGATTCCTGTATGCCCGGAGTGCTCTAAGTTCGGAGATCCGACAAAGCTTTACATTGAGGGGACGAAATTAGTCTGTAAGGGTTGCGGTTTCGTGTATCCGAGCGAGTTCAAAGAAGAGGATGGGATGATTCTTTCAAAGGGCATAATAGAGCTTAATCCGAAGCCGGACTCGATCATGTATGTGAAGGTTATAGATATGAAGGATCCGTCACGGCAGAGTTGCGAGGTTATAGAAACCTTGCCTCTCGTTCCTATTTTAAACGGCAGGGCCGTTAAATCCTACACTGTGCGGGCCCGCTATGAGCTTGAGGTTTATTATGAATGAGAAGTCATCCTTTTGGGATGTCGTAAAAGCTCTAGGGCTAACGGAAGAAGATATCGTCATGGAATATAAGGCGTGGTTTATGTGGCACAACAGGACAAAGCCGGATCTGGTGCTGACGCTACTCATGGACTGGCGGTTCAGGGCCCTTTCAAAGGCGCGGTTCTATCTCGAGGTCATCTTAAAGACAAAGGATAAGAGGGCCGAGTTATTCGATATGCGTGAGTTCGAGAAGGCGCTTAACGAAGAGGTGACCGTATACAGGGGTAACGCCGGGGTATTCAATCCCGCATACGAGGAGAAGTTTCATTTTGTGGCGATGACGGCCTCGTTCGATACGGCTCTAATGTTTGCCAAGTATCCGGATGCCAAGGCAACGCATTTGCCGGCGCCTCCCGAACATAAGCAGTACTGGGTTATAGGGGTGACATTGCCCTTAAAAAACATCATGGCATACAGGGACCTGTCCGATCTCGAGGTCTGGATCGGAAAAGAATATTACAAAAACGCGAAGGTGCTTGTTCAATGCGGCGTATAGAGTTTATCGCTAGCCCGGAAACAAGGCTTGAAATTCAGGAGACGGATAAGGATAAGAATATCCTGATCTGCCCGGCTCAAAAGTTAGAGAGGCATCCTTATATCGGAGGAAGGGCCGTAAAACAGTACAAGGTAAAAATAGAATACGAAGCGATACCGCTTATCGGAGGTTAATATGATGGAATGCCCCAGGTGCGAAGAAAAGATTAAGCTCGTAAAAACAGGCAGCGAGCTCGTATGCCCTAACTGCAAGTACGTTGATCCGAAACCCGCGCCCGCGGGCGACAGTTTCGTTGTGGCGGAGAAAACCGTATCTTTCGAGTGCGGGCCCGAAGACGTAATCAATCTCTTTAAAGACGTTGTGGTGCCGGGCGAAAAAGAGAATAAAGGGTTTTCGCGCGAGTTCGTATTAAAGCAGGTCCTTGAAAAAGAGCCGTTCGTGGGATCGGCAAAGGTGAAGAAATATTTGGTCGAGGCGCAGTATAAAGTTACGGCAATAGTATAAAAAACGAAAGGAGAAAAGGTTATGGGTAAAGAAGTTATCGGTTTTGAGGAGGTCACGGTAGATGACACGGTTAAGGTTCTCACGGCTTCCATCTATGCCCCGGCGCAGGGCCGGCAGGCCTCCAGGGCCATGATTACGGTTGAAGGCGGGAATATACGCTACAGGGTAGACGGTGGAAACCCCACATCCGCGTCCGGGCATCTTGCCACGGAAGGCGATATTTTCGCGCTTGAGTCTATCTACGAAATAAAGAATTTCAAGGCGACTAGGGTCAGTACCGCATCGGGAAAGCTAGTAGTCAGTTACGAAGAGTGAGAAAGGGGAAATTTTATTATGCTGTTTTTCCGAATAGTAAAATTTATAAGAGGCGTCCTGAAGACGGGGCAGACATACTCTAATCATCAGTATGACGACGGCTATTATCAGAAAGGCCTCCCGAAATACAACGACAGGTTTGTAGATAATCAGGACGGTACCATAACCGATAAGATCACCGGGCTTATGTGGGTAAAAGAAGTCTCGGCGTTGGGAGCGCCTTTTAATGCCGTCATGAACTGGGAGAGCGCCCTCAATAACTGCGAGAGCCTTGTTTACGCGGGGCATTCCGACTGGAGGGCTCCGAATATCAATGAAATACAAACTCTCATCGACTTCGGGAGGGCTAACCCTTCGATAAACACGGTCTTCTTCCCGAATACTCCGTGGGAGGGATTCTGGTCTAGTTCAGCTCTCTCGACTAACGGCTGGTTGGTCTGGTGCATATCTTTTGCGGACGGTTACAGATTTAATACGGGTCAGGACAGCAATTATTACGTCCGCCCCGTAAGGAATGCGTTTTAAGCTGACAAATGGGAGTGATAATTATGCGGAGTGCTAGAAGATTAAACGGCAGGTGGACGAGATTTATTACTCCCATCCTTGTCACGATCGCAATATTCATGCTCGGCAATATCACGATGCAGATCTCGAAACTGGATGAGAAGATATTTCATCATATCTCGAATGCCGAGATCCACGCGCCGAGGACGCAGTTCGTCTCAAAGGCGGAGTTCGACGTCCAATGCAAGTTTGTTGAGCGCGAGAACGATCGCATCGTAAGGGCGATAGAGGATCTTCGCTGCGACATAAAGGGAAAGTTTGATGGAAGAGAAGAGCGTTAAAATCGTCTTGGAGATGGATGTCCATGCGTACAAGAAGATTGCTTTTACCATAAAGGATCACAAGGGCATGCTTTTTAAGCTGAAAATTAACGACCTGATAAGAAAGGACCTTGTCAGGGACATGGATATCATAAAGAGGATCCTGGAAGCTTCAGAGGTTAAAGATGGCAGACGCTGAAAAGTTCGACATATTCAAGTTTTTCGGAAGCTTCGCTCAGATGCTTCCGTGGGTCAAGACCTTAAGGTACACCTTAGGTATCTTAGGAGTCGGTTTTATCGGTTTAACAATCTACAGAGCATATTTCATGCCTACCAAAAGAGAGGTAACCCAGATCGTGGCCGAGGCGGGTTCCCGTGTCAGTTTGATTAGGAGGGAGGACAAAAGGGGAATTACCGTTACGCCGTTTATCGAAGGTTACGGCTTCGCAGAATCCGACAAAAGGACAGGTGCCGGTGCAAAAGCTGGCATAAGGATCGACTTCTAAAACCTCGCAGAAACTCCTTGCAATCCCCGCAAGATACGGTAACCTTGCCCCAAGTTAAGGGGGTGATATCGAATGACCAAGAAAGAGTCGAGAAAAATTCTCATGGATATTCATGAGAAGCATTACGGCAAGAATGGCTCGATTAAGAACAAGAAAGCGAAAAAGACCGCCGAGGATCGCAAGATCGCGGAGGCGGTTTCTCCGGTACTCGCCAATAAGAGCCGCAACGACCTTATGCTCGAGGCAAAAGCCAAGGGCATAAAAAACTTCCGCATCCTTAATAAGGCGGAGCTTTACAAGGTCCTCGATCCGGCTACGATTCAGCAGGAAATAGACGGCATTGTAAGCGACGCCGTTATAAGGTGGAAGTCAGGGTGGTCGAAGAATAAGACCGCCGGCAAGAAAGAGGAAGGCCAGAAATGAAATACGAAGACAGGGAGCTTTTAGGTCGCATCATTCACTATTATCACACACGCCTGTTTGACGAGCAAAGGGCCCATGAATATTTAAAGAAGACGGGTCTTAGTAATCAGGAGACGTGTATACAGTTTAAGTTGGGATTCACCGGGGGTCTTGCAAGCGCCGTTCCGGACGATCCCGAGACGCTGAACAAGCTTAAACGGCTGGGGATACTCGGTGAGGACTTAAACGAGACGCTCCCTGATTCGCTCGTAGTTCCGATAAGAAGCGAGGGCAAGACTTACGCGAGCGTCATGGGTATAAGCTTAGCGGATAACAAGGAGAAGTTTCTGCCCGGGAACGAAGCCCTGTTTAATATGGAAGCGCTTAAGGCATCCAAAGAGATATATCTTACGGATTCGATCCTGAACGCGCTTCTACTATATACGATAGGGTTGCGCGAGACGGCATCGGTAATAGGGGAGGCTATTACCGATGTCCATCTCAAGCTTTTCGAGAAGTTTCAGACGAAATCGGTAACGCTTCTTGTTTCCGGTAATAATCTTCAGCGGTTTTCCAAGAAGATTAAGTCTCAAGGCATCGCCGTGGGCTATATCGATATCGATCCGAAGTCGCTTCCCCGGCTTATGCTGGAAGGCCTTAAGAAGGACTATTGTTTAAGTCTGGTAAAAGAGCCGGAGATTAACCCGGCCGAGCCCATTATAGAGGAAAGGGGCGAGGAGATATTCTACGAGTTTGAGGACAGGCGTTACAGGATAAGGAGACTGGATCCCTTCAGGCTCGATGCCTTAAGGGTAAATCTTAAAGCCACGCATCAGAACCTGTGGCATCTCGATACGATCGATCTATACGCCGAGCGGCAGAGGCGTAATTTCGTAATGATGGCAAGGAAGCTTATCAGGCTCGATCAGGGTTTTCTTTTTCAGGATATATTGAAGATAACCGAGGACCTGGAGGATAGGCAGGCAAAAATAATATTAGAGAAGAAGGAGAAGTTTCAGGAGATGCCGCCTCACGAGAAAGACGAGGCGATGACGTTCTTAAGGAGTGACGATATCGTATCCGAAATATTGAAAGACTACGCCGGTCTCGGGATCGTGGGCGAAGAGACGAATATTCTCACAGGCTATTTTACGCTTATTTCCCGAAAGCTCGATCATCCGCTCTCAGTCATTCTTTGCGGGTCTAACGTATCGGGCAAGGATGCTTTAAAGGATGCGCTTCTTGATACGGTGCCGGAGGCCGATATCGAACGCTTCACGAAACTTTCGCCTCAGGTGCTCTTTTACAGGGATGAGCTCTCGCTTCAGCACAGGATCCTTGCGATAGACGACGAGGGGTCGCTTAAGGAACTTAACGCTATCCTTACCAGTCTTCAAAATAAGGGCCTGTCGTATTCGGTTACGCATAAAAGCCCCGAAACGGGCAAGCTTAGGAGCCACGATTATAAGGTAAAAGGGCCGGTGTCGGTTTTGGCGAGCGTATCCGATACGAAACTCATTAAAAATTTATCTGCCCGATTTATCGTACTGAAAGTGGACGAATCCAGGGATCAGACGAAGAAGATTCTCTCAAAGCAACGTGAGGACGATACTCTTCAGGGGATATTGAAGGATAAAAAGGGCGAAGCGATAAGGCGCAAGCACCGTAACGCGCAAAGGCTTCTTAAATCCTTAAAAGTCGTTAATCCCTACGCTAAGGACCTTGAAGGCGCGGATGGTCTGCCGGATGCCCGGAGCATGCAACCGAAGTACTTAAGTCTTATTAAGGCGATATGCCTCTTAAGACAGTGTCATAAGGAGATTAAGCGCATAGAGGATTCGGAAGAGGAATATATAGAGGTGGACCCGACCGATATCGAGATCGCAAACGACGTTATGGCCGGGATGCTTAAGTCGGCGCAACCTCTTTCGGAAGAGGCAGAAAAGGCCTTAAGGGATATCGAGGACCTCATTGCCGAGAAATCAGGCGTCCATAACGCGTCAAAAGAGGGCATTGCGTTCACTATTAAAGAGCTGGCCGCATTCTCGCACCTATCCGATTACAGGGCGCGTTCCGTGACAGATGAGTTGGCCGAATCGGGCAGGATCGAGCTTGTGGCAGGATCCAACGGCAAGACGATGCAATATAGCCTCTCGGGGCCGGACAGGAACGTTATACCAGAGCTTTTGAAACCTTTTGAAAATCAGGTCAAAAGGTCTGGCGTTCGTAAGTAGCTATATACAGGTAAGATAGAGAAGTAGACATTAACCTTTTGAGCTTTTGATGGAAAATCACGTTAAAGAGTTAGGCATAAAAGAACTGGCGGATTTTAAGCTGTATTTTAAGCTGCAAGGCTACGCCGATGGCAGCATCCATCAATACGTCACCTATATGAAAGAATTTCTGCAGTATATAAAGGAAAAATCGATAGAGAAGTTGTCCGAGGTTACGCCGGAGGTAATATCCAAATATCAGCTGTATCTATCCACTGTTAAGCGCAAGCGCCCGGACAAAAAGAACCTGTCGATGATAACGCAGATCCATAAGATTGTGGCGATAATGCACTTCTTCAGATTTTTGGTAAGAGAGAAAAACTATCTATACGATCCCACGAGCCACATCAAGCTAAGAACCCCTCCGAGAAAGCGCGTCAGGGAGGTATTGTCCAAGAAGGAGATGTTAAGGCTCTTAAACGCCCCCAACCCCGAAACTCCTTTGGGGTTACGGGATAAGGCGTTACTGGAGCTGTATTATTCCTGCGGCATAAGGAATACCGAATCGAGGATGCTTACGGTAAAAGACGCTGACCTCGAGAATAGACTCGTAAGGATCCGGTTTCCGAAAGGCGGAGGAGATCAGGGAGGAGATCAGACAGTACCTATCGGAAGGATCGCAGCATTGTATATAGACGAATATATAAGAAATGCCAGGCCGAAGCTCCTTAAAAACGATTTGGAAGAGACGCTGTTTCTGTCCAAGAACGGCAAGCCCTTAAGTGACGGCATGCCGGCGCATATAGTCCAGAAATACGCCGCAATCGCCAAGATTAATCGGAAAACAGACGCTCATACTTTAAGGCATACGTGCGGAACTCATTTATATGATAACGGCGCTGATATAAGGTGCATTCAGGAACTACTCCGTCACAAGTCATTGGATACAACCCAGATTTACATCGACGTCAAGGCCACGAAGTTGCGCAAGGTCTTGGAGAAGACCCATCCCAGGGAAAGGGGAATAGTATATGCTCCCGCTATTGAATGA